TATATACGATATTGATATTACTGTTGAAGGTGGTCTCGGTACTATTAACGCTGCTCGTGAAGAAAACGGTGAGGAAAAGTACTTTGATGATACATCAGCAATTGAATTGTCGAGCTATTATACATCGGATGTTACAAAAATTACCAATAATACGTATAGAAGTAATTGGAAAACAATTTATAATAAGTTTAATGATTTTGCAGAGAAAAGAAGAAAGGATCACTTGTTTATTGCTGACCTTCCAAGGCCAATCTTTGTACAAGGAGCTAATTATAAGACGCTGCAAGATCCTAATAAGAACTTCTCGCTTCATATTGGTGCACCTATTAAGGCCTTTACATCAATCCTTAATTCAAGCTACTCCACAACATATGCATGCTGGTCTAAGGTATATGATTCAGTTTTAGATGATCAAACTTGGGTACCTTTCTCTGGTACAGCTGCTGAATTAATGGCTAATACAGATGCTAACTTCCAACCATGGTTTGCACCAGCAGGCTTTACGAGGGGTAGAGTAGGTAGTGTAAATGATATTGTATTATACCCGAAACAAAAACAAAGAGATAATCTCTACAAGAACTCTGTTAACCCAGTCGCGTTCTTCCCAGGGGATGGCTTTACAGTATTCGGCCAGAAGACGTTACAAGCTGCGCCGACTGCATTTGATAGAATTAATGTACGTAGATTGTTCTTAAATCTTGAAAAGTCGACCAGGAAGACAATAAAATACTTCGTATTTGAGCCTAATACACTTTTAACAAGAACTCGGGTTATTAATACATTAACACCTATTTTTGAAAGAGCAAAAAATACCGAAGGTGTTTATGATTACTTGATAGTTTGTGATGAAAGAAACAATACTCCTGATGTTATTGATCAGAATGAGTTAATTGTTGATATTTATCTCAAGCCAGTAAGAGCAGCAGAGTTTATATTAGTTAACTTTTACGCGACAAGAACTGGTACAGACTTTAATGAAATTATAGGTTAACGATTAAATATTAATAACTATGGCAGACGTAAAACAGACAATCCAAGATTTCTACACACAGGCGCAGGTCAAAGACTTCGCTAGAAATAATCTCTTTAGAGTTTTAAATATAGACTTCGGAGGTGGTAGTGACGTTACAATAGGTGAAGAAGATTTAGTTTATGTAACTACTGCGACTTTACCTGGTAAGACAATTAGTGACGTAGCTGTACCATATATGGGATTAGATTTTCATATACCTGGCACGGTTAAATATACCGGTTCCGAAGGATATTCATTAACGTTTAGAGCGGATGAATCGTATAACTTATACGACAAATTTCAGCAAGTAATGAGCGATACGTTTAATGATGCTGATTCGACAGGTAACTACTTTACGCCAACTGCTGACTCTGTAATCGATTTAGTTCAGCTAGATAAGCAGCTAGAAAGAATTTCTCAGTATCAATTAGTTGGTTGTAGTATTAGGAGCATAGGCGAACTAGCTTATGATATTACTACTGAAGGCACAGTACAGACGTTTACAGTTACTGTTGCATACCACTACTATAGAAAAACTGCTTAGTATTTAAACATTTCAAATCAAGCCGTACTTTGGTACGGCTTTTTTTTGCTTAAATATTATATATGGGGATATTAAATGCAGTCAACGATGCAGTCCAAGGCGTTTCGAATCTTACGAGAGGCGCATTAGGAGGATCACTAGCGCAACCAAATATTAATTTATTTGGGACTAATATACCTGGTGTACCTTTAATTAGCTTTAGAGACTACTTTATTAACTCAATGGAGACATGGGTAGGAGCTATTCCATTAAGAACACAGTGGGTGGTGTTAATCGACGGATTTCCCGCGGGATTAAATACTAGCATACTTCAAGGGTTAGAGCCCGTACAGGGTGATAAAAAAGGCTTTAATATTAACAGGGCAAAAGCTTTTTTAACATCATACCCGGCTCAGAGTGTTGTAGGGTGTTTATTTGCTCAAGGCGCGGATATACCAGATGATGTTCTACAGACTTCAGTCGCGACAATTCCTAATAATAGAGGATTTATACCCGGTCGAATTTCTGGAAATAGATCTGAATTTAGCCCCTTAACTTTACAATTTAGAGAAACTAATTCATCTTTTATAGATCATGTTATACGACCATGGGTTATAATGGCTAGCCACGCTGGTATGGTGGCGAGAGATGACAAAAATAAACCAGAATTAGATCCAAGATGTAACATCACAATTGTTCAATATACGAGGTCTTATAAAAACGTTTCGCAGATACCTCGAAAAGTTTGGAACTTTTACAATTGCGTACCTACAGGTGTTTCAAGTAGAAATCTCACATACGATGCTGAGCAAATGGATACGTATACATCTCAATGGTATTATAGTAATTATACAGTTAGCGACAATCTTTTCTTGCCATTGCCGAACATTATTGATAAATTATTTTAATGATCGGTAATCAAGTACCTATTGATATAACAGAGGGCAAGGCTTCATTTAAAGAATTATCTTTTTGTGAATATAAAAATGTATGTAAAATGTTAATGTCTGATGATATATATGATATTAATCATTGCTTGGAAACTATTATTAAAGAAAACGTAACTTCGTCTAGACCTTTAAACATAATTGATAAGTTTAAATGTCTTCTGTCAATAAGAAACACTATATTAGGTAATGAAGTTACATTTTTACTCGAAGAACGACAAATAACTATAGACCTTTCTTTGATATTAGCTACTGAGTTTAGTGACGAACCTATTGTATATGATATATTAACATTATCTAGCCCAGTTAATTTTTATTCTGTAGATTATGATAGCTATATTGCAGAGTGCCTGGTGAAGATTGGAAATACTAGCGTTGTAGATTTGACCGTAGAGGAGCGCAAGCAATTATTAGGGGAAACATCTCTACCAATAACCGATATATATAATAAACTCCATAATGTTTTCGGTGATCGAAAGCTTAACATTTTTAAAGATATTGATATAAACATTTACAGCCAAGAATATATATTAAAATTTATAAAAAATATTTTTTACGAAGATCTTTTCCAAGTATTAAACTTTGAGTTTGCATGTATGCGCAATTTAGAATTTAAATCTGCAGATTTTAAAACATATACATACCCAGAAATAAAAATATTTTTAAATCATTTAAATAAAGAAAAGGAAACCGAAAAGAACACAATGACTGAGAGGTAGTTGTTATTTTAAAGATTACCGATAAATATTTCTATGTCTGATAAATTTAAAGATATTTTAGAAGAAATTAAAGGCTCAAGAAGCATCTTAAAAGCCTACGCACCGTCAAAAGGTGAAGAAGTGGAGATATCCCCCTTAACATTAGCTCAGCAAAAATTAATTATCGAGACTTCGTCGGATAATACACTGGGTGTGCTTTTCTTTAATAATATATTTTATAAAATATTAAAAGAGAATGTATCAGGTGATATTAAGCAATTTAATACTGTTGATAGGGTTAATCTTACCTTAGTTTTAAGACAGCATCTTAAAAACGTAATAAATGTCGATGAGAGTAATATTGACTTATCTGGTATTTTAAAGAGAAATTCTCTAATTGAGTATAATATTAAACCTAAAACTATTAAGACGGGGGATTTTATTCTTTCTGTTGAAGCACCAGATTTAAACATCGACAATTTTATTAATACCCACCTACTTAACAAGTATAAAAGCACTACTTTTGATGAGAATAAATTAAAGAATCTAATTAGTGATCTATATGCTTGCGAAATTCTTAAGTTTATTAAAAAAATTCAAATAAACGATAAAGAAGTAGATTTACATACAGAACTATCTCAAAGTCTTAAATTAATAGAAAGCATTGACGGTGTTCATTTCCAACCTGTAACAGAATATATTAATAAAGTTAGGGAATTAGAATCTAAGTTTGCTCGTGACCCGGTTAGTGAAAAGGGTATAGATATTACCCCAGAATTGTTTATACTATAGATTAGATATTAAATAATTGTATGGCTGACACAACATTAGCTGATGCATTATCTTTAATAACTAAGGTTTCATCAACAACCAATAAACGACTAACTTTACTTGAAAAGGTAATTGGTAAAAAAGCACCTGCATTAAAGCAGTCAGCTAGTTCAAAGTCTGCCGCTGCATCTAACGAAAAAGCTCCGGCCATAGGGCAACCACCAGTTTCAAAGAAGCCTAGAAAGGTTGTGGAAAAAGCTTCACCAGTCATTGTTACTGATTTCGGAAAAAAAGCTGAGCAAGATTTAGGTAGAATGGCCGGCGACCCAGGTCAAGGCGGTAAAGGTGGTGAGGGTGGTAAGAGCGGAGGCGGTCTCGGTAAACTTACAGCTGCAGCTTTATTAGTTCTAGGTGGTGTCGCAGCTCTTGTTACGGGGTTAATGAGTGATGGGCCATTGAAAGGCTTTTTAAAAATATTAGCAAAAGGTGGTATAATCGGCGGTATAAAGCTTTTTAAATCAATGGTAAGTAAGTCGCTAGGAAAATTTACAGCAGGGTTTGCTAAACTCCTACCTAAAGGTATATTCACAAAAGTAATAACTAAAGTAAAGACCTTCATGAAGAGTATAGGTAAGTTCTTCTTAAAACCGTTTAAGATGCTTGGCAAGGGAGGAGCTAAAGGTATCTTTGGAAAAATTCTCGGAATGATGTTTAAATTTATAAAGCCGGTATTAAAGAGAATACCAGGTATAGGTTCTCTCATATCTTGGGGATTTGCTATTAGTAGGTTTAAGAAAGGTGATGTAGTTGGAGGATTAATAGATGTAGCATCTGGTATTGCTACTATATTTCCTGGTATAGGTACTGGTATATCCATTGGGTTAGATGTTCTTAATGCTTTTCTAGATGCTAAAAAAGGTAAAGAAGAGAAAGTAGAGCCTGGTGGTGCGCCAGGTGGTATTGGTGCTTTCTTCGGTAAGATAAAAGATAAAATTATGAATAATTTCCCTATTAAGAATTTAGTATCGTTTTATTCTGGTGTCGGTAAAGTACTAACAGGTAATTTTAAAGAAGGTTTTCATCAAATGGCATTTGCTATACCTTTTATGAAACCTCTAGCGAACTTCTTATTCGGTGAAAGAGAGGAAGTAGATTCTGAAACTGGCGTTGTTACAAAAAAGCCGAGCCTTGCTAAAGCACTGAAAGCTGGGGTAATGGATAAGCTAAGGCAGTTCTGGAAAGGCGCGGCAGGTTGGGTAAAATGGGGCGCGAAGAAATTATTACCGGATAATATTATCAAAATGTTAGAGTCTGGAGGTGGGTCAGCTCCTGATGACCCTACAGAGGATGACTATAATGCAGAAATGTCCGGCGGCTCTTCGTCGAATAGTAACCGTGGGAGAAGAAAAGATGGAGGACCAGTTAAGAAAAATCAAGAATATATAGTTGGGGAAGAAGGGCCTGAGTTATTTGTACCTGATAGTGACGGCTCTATAAAAACCAATAAAGAGACTCAAACTGCGTTAGGTTCTACAGCTATTGTTAAAGGGCTCGATAATAATAGTAAATTAATTGGTAAAATAGGTAAAACTAATGTTAATTTATTAAAAGCACAATTAAAGATGCTTGAAGAAAGTACCGACCTCTTACGCCAGATAGCCGAAAAGGGTGCTAGTGGCGGTAATAACATTATATCAACTAATAATACATCCGTAACAAATATGAACAATCAGCGGAACTTAAGAGATCTTCAAGAGATGTACGCATAATAAATAATAGTATATGAGTAATCTTTGGAATTTACAGTTTGGTGGTACTGCCGCTCTACCTATCTTAACAAGGGGTGAGAGTAAATTAACAGACTCAACGACTGATATTAAAGACCTCACTAATCTAGGGATTTACGGGGATCAATCAACGCAAGTCAAAGACCCAATTAATGTTGCGAACGACTTTCCGTGGACAAATAGCCCTAAGAGTTCGCGGCAAGATGTCCCTAAACTGCAAATGATTGAGCAGAGAATAGTTCTTAACTCTACTGTAACTAATATGGTATATTCTACTTTAGCAGCAGCAGATAATATTTCTGCTCTAGGTAATACAGCAGCTGGCATGGTTGATAGATTTTTCCCGGCAAATGATGAAACAGTAACAGATCCTGAAACAGTGGATAGTGCAATAACTACAGCAGAAGAAGAATCGAATAAGTCAAAATTAAGAGAGGCGTTTGAGGCGGTAATGGCGGGGGGCTTCTTTAAAACGTTTGACAGCGAAGTATTAAGACCGTATGATGGTCTCTACGCAACAGAATATACTGGATTTAATTACTATTTCCCGTATCTTGAAGATACTTATAGAGAAGTTAATAATAATTTCGGCGCAGGCGATGATAACAACATATTAGGACCATTAGCTAGCTTAGCAGGCGATGCTGCAGCTTTAACTAACGTTTTAAATATCGCTAAACCCGGTACTTATATAGAAAAATCTAAGCAATTTACAATGGGAGACACCGGACGGTCTTTAAGCTTTACTATACCTCTACTCAACACAGGTTCTTTTGATGATGTTCGCCGTAATTGGCAGTTAATATTTGGGTTGGTTTATCAAAATAGACCAGGCCGGGTAAGTAAGAGTATTATCGATCAGCCGGTAATATACGAAATTCATCTACCTGGCGTCGCGTATATGCCATATGCATTTATATCTTCGCTGTCGGTGAAGTTTTTAGGCAATAGACGAGAAATGGAGTTCGATGTACCTATTATGAATGAAGGTGTTGGTGGTGGAACGTCAAATAATGTAGGTAATATTAGAACAGTCATACCAGATGCGTATGAATTATCTTTAACTGTAACTGGTCTAAATGAAGAGACTCGAAATTTTATTTATGCGAGCGTTAAAAAGGATAAATTAACAGTTAATAAGCCAGTCGAGGGTTAGCAGCACTGGTAGTTATAACTTGTTTTAGTTATAAATAATAGTATGGAAGGCAAATATCAAAACGATGTGGATATATTACCAGATCTTCAGCTATACAGGTACGAGAATATTTTTAAAGTTCATGTAAAGGGTGATGAAAATTTTCACTTCTATAATATACTAAAAAAAATAAAACTCCCGGAAGATTTAAATGAAGAAGTTTTTGAGTTTGTAAAGTATAGCTCAGCACTCCCATTAACTACTCTAAGTTATAGGATTTACGGCACTACATACTTATGGTGGTTAATAATGATAGTTAATAATATTACTAATCCGCTTAAGATAGAATCCGGTACAAAAATACGTTTTGTTAAAAAGCCTTTTCTTAAAATAATACTTCAGAGTATTAAAGAACAATTACAATGAGATATGGTAGTGATACAGTCTATGAAGAGAGATTTAGTTATATTATCGATAGTGAAAAGTATATCTTTAAAGCTACACTCTTTAACCCAGACGGAGACTTAATTACTCTAACAAAGAGTAGTATTTTGGAATTAAACCTGTTTGATAATATCTTCGAACCATGGTTAAAGGGAGATATTATTCTTGATAATACTGAAGATGCTCTAGAGCGATTTGTAACTGTTCCTCAAGATACAGAATTTACAGATAAAAAAGAACAAAAGGGGTATACGGTAAGAGGAGATGGGAGAGATTTAATTAAAATTGGAATCTTACCTGTCGATGGTAATAAGCAAGACTATAATGCAAATAATGACAGCCATAATAAGTTATTTGCTATCAAATATATATTTTGCTTGGAAGATGAAGAATGTCTCGATTATAATGGAAAAGAAGCTAAAAAATATTCAATTGTAGATTATGATTTGCAAATCCTT